AAGTTGTTAGGTGCAAGCCACGCAACGATGGTGCGTAGATGGTGTAGGCCTTTTGGTGCTGAGGACAAAGTGATTCCAACAGTGAAATACATGGAGAGGATACTGGCAGTTACGAATGGTACGGTCACGCCCAACGACTTCTACATTCGCCGAAACTGAAGAGGCGATCCACAAGCGAGTGATTCAATACCTCGATAGCGTCTTGCCCCCCAAATCTTTATATCACCACTCTCCAAATGAAGGCACTCGCCACGTCAATTACAAGATGAAACTTAAGGCCATGGGCTTCCAGTCCGGCTGGCCTGATCTTGAATTGTTTTTGCCACCATCTGAGTTTTTGCCTGATGTTCGCCCTGCTGCAATCTTCATTGAGCTGAAGCGCAAAAAGGGTGGGCGCGTATCGGATAACCAACAGCGTATCGGCGACAACCTGAAAGCCATTGGTCACTACTGGGCTGTCTGTAAATCGGTACGCGAGGTGCATGAGTTTTTGACATCGCTTGCGGTGTTGAAAAATGGGGCGGTTGCTGCCGCCATGATCGAGGCTGAGGAATCGGGGGATTGAAGCCATGAATGCAGTTGCAGAGCGTGAAGTAGAAACCGGCATATGTGATGAGCGCGAAAAGCGCATTGCCAAGTTGTTTGCAAGATACTTTGAAGAAGATATCTGCACACACTGTTTCGGCAATGGGTATTTCTGGGTGCGGAAAGAGGATCATTTCAATCTGCCTGGACTCAAGAATCATCGAACTATTGAACTGTGCAAGGTGTGTTGCGGATCAGGTAAAGCATAAGTTTTACCTTGCCACCATCTGAGTGCTTGACAGGTTGTTGGCCTGGCTGTACGCTCCGCTTTGTGGAAAGCGACATGCTAAGCATATGCATTAGCTAAGCATATGCATTAGCTAAGCACATGCATTAGAACTGCACTAATGCATTTGGTATGCACATCTAATGCTTTTTATATCTAATGCATATCTTAAGCATATGCTTAGCTACGGAGTTTGCCTGTGGATAACTTTCAAAAAGATGCTGATAAGTTGCAACGCATGAAAAAAGAGCTTGATGAGTTGCTGCGCGATGTCGAGCGTGAACTCGGCGAGCCCAAGGCTTTTCAGTTTCGTTGGCAGTTTCAGAGAAAGAACCCACATCAGACACAACACCTGGTGCGTCGGATGCGGGTGTATTTGAATAGTGCGCCTAAGAAACTGGCGCGGATTTCACATATCGATAAGCTCTAGCGTTTTCGCGGTTGCCACCATCTCAATCCTCTGACCGATCCATCGCATGACTGGCACTGCCATACTGTTACCCAATGCCTTGTACCTCGGCGCGTCTGGCGTGCTCTCTTTGATATCTGTATAGCCATCAGGAAAACCCTGCAACCTCTCAGCCTCAACTGGCGTTAATCTGCGAACCTTTGGCTGTACGACAAGCGCATCACATTCGACGCGCTGATTGCCGGTGCGTGAGTATGGTGGCCCACTGGATGTGATAGATGGCGCGATATCACTGGCATGTAATACCGTGTTGAAGCCATCAGCTCTACTGTAATCGTGCATTGTGGTTTGCAAGGTTGCGGCTACTTCTGATTTGATGCTTCCAGCAAAGCAAGTAGTAGTTCTAGGGGCAGGGCTTTGTTTCGCTTTTCGGCTCTTTTCAAAATCCCTGCTGCCGCAGTTTCGCTCAAATAATACCGAGGCTGAATCTCTCCAATCTCCTGAAGCACATCCGACAAGAAACACTCTTCTGCGTCGCTGTGGGACTCCGAAGTTTTGAGCGTCCAACACTCGCCATGCACAGCTATACCCGAGTTCAGCCAACGCCCCGACGATGGAAGCAAAGTCCCGTCCTCCGTTTGATGACAAGACACCAGGCACATTCTCCCAGACTGTCCATCTAGGACGGTATCTATTAACCATTCTGCAATATGTGAGTGCGAGGTTGCCTCTGTCGTCTGCGAGTCCGTCTCTAAGTCCTGCGACGCTGAATGATTGGCAGGGCGTTCCTCCAACCAAAACGTCAATGTCTCCTGATTCATATCCCCATCCCTCAAATGTTGTCATGTCCCCATGATTGGGGACGTTTGGATATTTCTGCGCGAGTAGCTCGCTTGGAAACTTCTCGATCTCTGAAAAAAACACCGGTTGCCAACCTAACTCGTGCCATGCAACCGTTGCTGCTTCGATGCCTGAGCAGACTGATCCGTACCTCATTTCCAGAACTCCGGATCAATTAATGTTCGGCCTAGTATCGGCTTGATCACCCAGTTATCGATTGCCCAGGTTAATCCGACGACAGCACCCCATATTGTGAAAAAACCAAGAATGTATGCCATTGCTTCTACCATTTCCATGTCTGAGACCTCCTGTAAGGCTCTGTGTGCGATTGTAAGTGCTTCACCCATGCTACCCTACTGGGCGACATGGGATCGGCTGTTGTGTGGCTTCCTGTTAGTTCACACTTCTGAAGTTTAGGTCTACTCTGTCGCTGATCGTTGGATCAACTTGCAGGACTGCGTTTGGCTCTTCTGTCTCCAAATCCCAAACCCATACTGGCAACTCGTCTGGAAGGTTCTCTAATTCTTCGCGTAGTTCTTTGACTGTCATTTCTGTTACCCCTTAATCATTGCTTCGATGTTTGGCTGACTCATCTCGTTAATCTGAGACTCAGGCGTAAACTCAAGCCACTTGTTGATGTGGCGTGTTGTTGTTTTGCTGAACCACGCACTCGTCCGGTAGACCTCTTGAGTGCTGAGAATCTTCACGGCTACGGGTGTTGTGTAGCTGTACAAGATAGTCATCTCGCCATACTCTGCGCTGTCTTTGTGAACCTGTGTGCGGTTGCTGCCTAGTTGTAATACTTTCATGGTTATGCTCCAAGTCTAATTTGTGTCTGTATTTTTCTGGCTTCGTCTACCAGTTTGCGATAGTGGCTGCTGTTGCCGACTGATTCGCCCCTCTGTGCCATTTCAATCAGTGTTGGTCTGATGACTTTTAGGCGCGCTTCTAGTTGCTCTCTGCGTGTCATGGTTACTCTCCTGGTTGTGCTGTCATGAGTTTTTTTGCTTTCGCTTCCGCGTCTTCAATCGATGCGGTGCGAGGGTTTCCGAACAGTTCTAGGATGTCATGGCCTGATTCTGTGTCGATAATGCGGAGTAGTCCGCCCATGTCTCCGCGATAGGCCACTAGCTCTCCGTTATCGAACGATGCAACCTCAGTCCATCCCTCTGCGAGCTTTTCTTTTGTGAAGTGTGTTTGCATGATTGCTCCCCTAGTTAATATCTAATGCTTGCTGTTGCTCTTGTGGTTTGACGTACATCAAACACCCCTTGGACTCGTGCCGTAGCACGTAGCCCATGTTCTCTAGCTTCAATTTTCTGCGCTCTGCTGCTTGGATACTGTTTGCATCCCAGAGGCTAAAGGTGACGTATTCAACGCGTTTCATCCTGCTACCCTCATGTCGTGCATGATCCAGTTTGTGCGGGGTTTGTGTGCTTCCACATAGACTGTCTTGCCAACCAGGTTGCTCCAAGTGTATGCATAAACCCATCCTGCGTTAGCGGGTGTCTTGAATGTGCCAAGACCCTCTAGTTCGATTGAATACATTGGGTTACCCATCACTGTATTTTTCAAACGGTAGACTGCTGTTACTTTGCCTTGTGCGTTCATGCCTCACCTCCCATTGCTTGTGAGAATGTAAAAAAGTCTGCGGGGTCATAGTCACTGGTTAGGCCGTCCATGCTCCCGTTAAGTGTGCAAACAACATCCAGTCCGCCCCATGGGTCAGGCTGAACCTTGTATGCTTGGTTCTTCCAGTAGACGACAATGCCTTGGTCTACCGCGTCTTTGATTTCCTGAATTGTTTTCATGGTTACTCTCCTTAGGTGGGCGGGGCTTACGCCACCGCCTTGTTTTCTTTTGCTAATTTACGAACCACGTTAATTGTCTCTGACATCGTTTCGTGACCGAGTATGATCTCCAAGGTTTCCCACATTGCTAGAGCCTCAGTGCGGTAGGAATGTTTCAGCTCTTCAAGCTCGACAATGTCGTGCATCAGGTCTCTGCGCTGAATCTCCTCGTAAACTGCAAGGATCGCTTGGTTTGTGATTGCTTGGTTAGTCATTTTGTACCCTCCTTTTGGGTTTCGTTTCGGCCTTGTGTTCAGCCATGTGTCAAACGATACGGGCATTAGCAAAGAATCAAAATTAGACATTAGTAGCATAGACCAAAGTCTAATGTGCTATACTGACAGCGTAGAGTGATTCCCTCCTCTACGGGTTACTCCATTAGTCCCCGTTTCGGCGGGGCGTTTTAATCAGGTGGGTCTTCATAGAAGCCCAACGAGAACGACAAGTGAGCGAGCACATTGCAATGCCGAGAAAGCCAAGAGTTAGCAAGGAACAGTTCACCAAAATATGCGAGCGCATTGCAGATGGTGAACCGCTCACGCGCATTGCAGACGGTCAACCAGGTTCTGAGTTTCCGCACTGGAGAACAGTGCTTCGGCATGTACAGGATAGCGATGATGCGCACACTGAGTATCGGAAGGCGCGCGCGCTGCAAGCGGAGGTGCTCAGGGATCAGATATTAGAGATTGTCGAACGTCCACTGCCTGATGAACCGAAACTGGCAATGGCTGAGGTGAATCGTAGACGACTCGAAGCGGATCAGAAAGACAAATACGTTAGACAGCTCGCACCACTCGGTCTGAGAAACAAAGCAGAGGATCAAGCAAACAGCGGGCAAGTCTCAGGCACAATCACGCTCAAGTGGGATGACGGCAAACCAGACAGCAAAGACAGGGCGAAGTGATGCAAGAGTGGAAGCAGAAGCAGTACCAGTTTCTCAGCGCATACGGTCAGCTCAGAGCGAAGCAAGAGCGCGGAGCAAAGCCGTTTGATGCTCAGGCGATACAGGAGCTGCAAGCGTTGTTTATGCAAGCGCATGATGTGGTTAAGCATGGGAGCAATGCGAAGCGA